TACAGTAGTGGAAGATAAGTCTGATGTATCAAGAAGACCATCAAGCTTAATAACTACGTTACGTGGCCCATCATTCAAGATCTGAATAGATGTTGTATTTGCCATATCAGCCTCCTATTAGTATGTGGCTGTAAAGAGGATAGAAACTTGCCAAGTACCTGATGTTGCGCTGATAATAGCGTATACAGAGGAGTCAGTAGAAGTAACTGTACCTAATGCTGTAGAATCAACATCGTTGATCCAGTTAACGTAGCCAGTACCTAGACCGTATGCATTAACATATTCTGTAGCAGTTGTTGAACTACCTAGAGAGATAGTTGCTGATGTCACTGGTGCACCGTTAACGATGAAACCAATGATACGAGAATTCTTAGGAATCTTTGCAATCTCAGTAGCAGCTGACATAGTACTGTCAACCTGAACTGTTTTCATCATTGCAAGTTTTGTATCACGAAATAATGAAGCCATTATAAATCTCCAAACAATATTAAATTAGAACAGAAGGGGGCTCTATGGCCCCCATCCTAGTTAAGACCTATTAAGGTCCGTTTGAACCGTACACAGCACGTGGATCTGTCCAACCGAATGAATAACGCTCGTAACCTTTTGCTTTCGCATTCATAGTATCGAAGTCATTATCTTGGTCAAACTGAATACCAACACGCTCGTAGTACTTCATACCGTCACGTACGTTAGTTCTGATGAACCAAGCATGTGGAGATGTGAAGTAGTGGTTAAGAACCGCACCACCTGGGAATACGTTGTTAGCACGTAATACGTTGATGTCGTTATTAGCGTTTGTAGGCTGATTAACAGACTTCAAGATACGAGCAGCATTGTAGTATTCTTGACGAGCAATGTGTAAGCTCTTAGGCAATACGTTGATCAAAAGACCACGATCGTTTTGGAAGCCCATCAATGCAATAGTTGCATCTTCTAAAGACGCTTCTGACAAGTCAGCATCAACTGCTAATTTGTTTGCATATGTACCACCAGTTGTGTTAGGGTGAGCTGTAGAGCATAGTTCAACACCGTCGCCACCTTTGTATGTGCTATTGAAAGCACGGTTGTAGATGTTAGCAGCTACGTTCTCTTTCGTTTGACGGAAAGACATAGCTAAAGCACCAGCACGTTTCTTAGACACTTGCTCATACAAATTGTCATCCAACTCTTCTTTAGTTACGATGTAACCAAGAGCGTATGCAATGTGTGTGTAGCGAGTTGTGAAACCTTGGATCTCTGAATCGTACTGAACGCCTTGACCTTCAGACTTAACAGGAGCCAAACCGAAGCCTGTAACTTGTACATCTTCTTCGTAGTTCTGATGTGAAGACTCACGATCAAAAAGAGCTGTATACTCTTCTGGATGTTCGTCGTATACTTGACCCCACCAGGCTTTAATACCAGGCCAGAGGGCTTTTGGATGTGAACCGGTTGTAATTACGCCAGCCATTTATTTATCTCCCTAATTAAGCGCCGAAGGCTTGTTTGTATTGATGTTTGTTGAATACAACTAAAACATCGTTATATGCACCAACTGTATTGTCTGGTGACTGGAATACACCAACTACTTGTAACATGCTAGCAGCTGTAGCAGAACTATCAGCAGCAACATAAGTAGCAGAGTAAGGAGCAGATTGAGACAATGTGCTTGACTGGTCAGCAGTAATAGAAGGAACAGCTGTAGAGCCTACCTTAGCAGATACTGAAGCATTAGCTTGAGTCTTGAATACAACTGTAGGATCAGTAACAACGTATACGTATGTATATGAACCAGAAGACAAGCCAATGAAAGTTTTAGTTAAGTCTAGGTTAGTAGCTTGTAAAGATACACCTGGGTTAGCTACACGGATACCAACGATAACACCCAAAGGTACATCAGTAGCGCCAGCTTTAGTTACAAGACCTACACCGTTAGCATCGTTACCAACAGCACTCTTAACGATATCGCCGATAGCGTATGTGTTAGAGGCATCGTTAGCGATAGCATATAGTTGGCCTTGTTCATTGAAAGGTGCTCCTGTAATTGTGCCGACTGGCGACAATCCAAAAGCGGCATTTAAGTTTGCCATTTATACTCCAATAAAAGAATTAGTATTTAATACCTGCATCGTAGAAGCCAGTTGTATCGGAATCTCCGACCTTACCTTTACGAATAGCGGCATCTGTTTTATCATTGCGTCGTTGTGTCTCAGCTTGATCTTCTTCCCACCAGTCTTGGCGGATCTTTAAAAGAACCTGCTGTAGAGGATGACCTTGATCGGTCTTACCACCAACAACGCTTACTCTATCTCCAAGATCAACGTTACGATTAGTTACGTTGGTCGATGCATAACCTACCTCTTCAGGAGAAACGAACTCCCATCCAGCATCTAAAGCTGCCTGGATACGTCCAGGTTCGTCGTTAAAGAAGTACAAGTGATACCCAGGGATCTGGTTTCCTACTTGCAGTTTACCTCTAGTTCCGTTAAACGCCCCACGATTGCGTCGTTGACGTACTGGTTTCTCGGTAGAACTGGATGTAACTTTCTCTTCTACAGGCTGTGCTACTTCAGTAGTTGCCTCGATTGATTTACGCTTTGCTGTTGCCATTTTCTATCTCCTGATTATTCTGCGAAGTAATCTTTGACATATTCTTCTTTCGTCATAAGACCTTGTTTAACAAATCTATCACAAGCTGCCTTAGCATCGCCTGGTAATGATTC